TATAGTTTCTACTTTATCTATATTTGCAACTTCGGAATTAAATTCTGTATTGCCGACCACTTTCGTAGCAATCACTTTTTCAGTATATCCAAATACTGTCTTATTTAAGTCACAATCAACACAAGCCAAAGCTTTGCCAAAAGCAAGGCCTGATATTATAAGAACCAATATTAATATAAAGGTCCAGGTCAGATATTTTTTCATTTCGTGTCTAGGATCCATCATATTTCTTTAATTCTACTATACTCTGCTTGGTATTATATATTTCTTCGTTCAAATTGTCAATGGTGGTCTGGCTATTGGTAATCTCAATCTCCTCTTGCTTTTCCTTGACTTCGTTCTCTAATTGTTCTATTTTTTCTTTGTTCTCAACCATAATTTTTATTAATTTCACCTTGTCTTTTATTTAAACCGTGGTTAATCAACCCTTTAAGTTTTAAATCAATATCTGGTATTTGTTCTAAAGCAATTCTTACTTTAGCAATATCACTAGATATTTTATCATAATCTTTTCGCATTTTTCCATAATCTTTTGTTGTCATTACGGTTTTTCTATCCATTGTCCATCTGGCAACTGACAAGCAGTACCAAATATCACTTCTCTTTTAACTCCACCTATACCAATTAATGGCCAACTACTAGTAATATCTACAGTAGCGTCATAATCTTTACATTTAATAGGTCCTTCCAAATATGATTTGGTAATATGAATAATTCCACTATTACCTGTTTTACTATTAAACCAATTTGTATAACTTGAACCATTTGGACTTGTATTTAAATGGTCTACAAATACAGCATTGTGAACATCATAGTCTGAATTGTACATAAGTTCAGCCCCTGCAAATGCACCAATTAAGGTACAAGCACCTGTCACATAAGGGTCTGAAACACCAGCTGTCATACAAGCCGTTACACCTGTTGCACCACCTGATACGGCACCAACCGTACTTCTATTCATACTAGAACACGCACTTAAACTTGCTATAGCTAATGCAATAGCACCTATTTTAACTAATTTATTCATCTTTTTCTCTCTCACTTGGATGTTGGTCCACTTTATATTCTTTACAGACCGCTTCTAATCCTTCATCTAATACTCTTGTTAATTTACAATCATAACCAGTTATCTTTGATAAAGCAATATCATTTGTTGTAGGCATATCGTTTGCAGCTAGAGCTACATCTACACCTGTTTTTGTAAATGTTATTGTTTTATATGTTTCGTATGTAGTAGCACTTGTACCAATCCACGCTGGTAATGCCTGACAGGCATTTAATAATACTAAACTACTTACTATTAATATTTTTTTCATAATCTCCATTATCTTTAGCAACCAATAGACAATCTGCCTGTATCATTTCTATTTTATTTTTAATACTACTATCGTCTGCTTTAGGAGTATTATACTTCATACCCCTAAGCTCATCAGACATTTCTTTAATAGTGTCTATCTTATCGCAAAATTGACTAATCTTGTGTAACATTTAACTTACCAAACAATTTCCATATCATTTCTTTAGTTTTGACTAGTTGGTCTTTACCTTCTTGCCATTTTACTTTTTGAAATTCAATAGTCTTTGCTTTTTCATCTGAAGCCCAATTTGTAATACTGTTAACAGTATCATTTACTGGATTTGCAAATGCGTTTGTACAAATTAATACAAATGCTAAAACTAATAGTTTTTTCATTGGTTCCTTTCTTTATGCGCCGACTTCGGCGAATTCGTTATTTTCTGACTCTGCCATTTTATCGGCATAAGTCTTACCAAATACTGTCATATAACAATGGTCTCTCGGATTTGGAGCAGACCACATTAATAATAGATTGGCAAAATTAATATCAACACCATCATAATATTTTGGATGGCTTTCTTTTAATTCTTTGTGTTCTTTACAAAACTTAATACGATTGCCGTATTTGTTTTTCTTATTTTTACTGTCTTTGATTTCTGCCTCTTTAAATTCAGCATAAATCATGTCTTTGTTGTAAAATGTCATATAATCCTTTCTCAATTAATTCATTTACTATATCTTAAAGGAACCGTCTTAAAATGGCAAGCCCTTAAAAAAGCGTGTATTTACTCGCTTTTTGCTCCAGGAAAAGCGCCAGGATGCGTCAGGTTCGCTTTTTCTGAGCTAACTGATACTCCGCTATAGCCCTCTGGAAGCGTTTCTCTCTGACTTTCCGCCTCTGTCCATTTCTCAAACTCGTCTATTTGAGCTTGATAGTTGTCTTTAATATCTCTAATCATTGCCCTAGCATATATCTTTGTAGGGTCATCATCACTTGGTACCACTTCTAATTTTGTATGGATTTTATCCAAGTGTTCAATAAATTTCATTTCTGCAATCATTATTTTTTCTCCTCACTACTCATTAATAAAATTATATAATGGATTGCTTTAAGCAAATCCTTTCTATTATGACCAGACTTCTTACCATACCTACACAGGTATTTAATAGCATTTGCTTGGCAAAAATCTTTGTCAATATTCAGGTGCCTTAACATATCTTGAACCTGGAAACCGTCTTTTGTGGTACTATAGTGTTCACCATAAGTACCCTTTATGTAATCTGTTATTTCTTTTAGTATCTTATCTTCATTATATTTCATTATTTTTTCTCCTTAAATGGAATCCATTTAACTTTGCCTTGTAAATAATCCATTTCTGTTTGTACATTTTGTTTATAAGATGGTTTTTTAAACATTGTATTTGCGTCACCAGATTTAAAATCTTTCTTATGTGATATTGTAATATGTGCTGGTCCTTTATCAATTCTTTTTAATTTTTTATATGTTTCAGCTAAATACATATCACTTACCCAAAATGCCTCTATATTCTTATTTGCTCTTTTTTCTTTAATATAAACATCAACTTTTTTACCACACAATTTAGTTAACTTTTCAAAAGTTTCATTGTTTGGTTTATATGCAAGTGTAATATGGTCGCTTACTTTAATATCCATTGTTGCATTTTGTTTTACAACATCATAGGATTTTTTATCTAATGCAACTGCATAGTATCCGTTATTCATATTTTTTTCTATACCAATGTTTATCTTTAACTCCTACTAAAGTTATTTTTTTTGTTACTTGTTTTAATCTTGCTGGTATTACTTTAGTTATATTGCAATAAGTACAACACACATCACCATATAATTGAGTTACTTTATCATCACTATCATTTTTTCCAAGTGGTGTTGGATTATGGTAATCCATGCCATTATCAATTTCTGTTTTGCATATGCAACACTTCATTTGTTTAGTTGCTACTACCATTGAAAATATACCCCTAATAATATTAAAATAAGCATTATTGGCACAACTATTGTCATTGGCCAAAAGTCTAAAATTGCATAAATTTTTTCCATTAATTTGGTATCAGTATTTAAATGGTCTGGTACCGGCATAACTACAGTTGATGGTCCATCCAACTCTTCATCTGTTTCAATATTTTTTAATTGATTTAAACTATCTTTAGCAGTAGCCAAATCATTGTCATCAATATTATCAATTATTGAATTAATAACATCAACTTTATTTGTCAATCCATTTATCCACATATTATTTACCTAACTGACTTTCTGCTTCTAAATTTAAAGAAACATCAACATTTGATTCTTCTTTGGTACCATAAACAACTTTTTCTAAATCGCCCATTGGATCCAATGGTGTAGTCACATCACCAGTTTGAACATCAACAACATCACTTTCTAAAGCGTATGTATCTAGTTCAACATCACCGTTTTCAATGGCATTTTCCATACCATCATAATCGTCATAAACTACTTTAGCAACAAATTCAGATTTATCTGCTTCTGTATAATTGGCGTCTACCATATAAGTTTCAACATCATTTTTTTCTTCTGTAATATCTTTACTAATTTTTGAATAGTCTATACCACAATCTGACATTTTTTCATCAGCTTCGTCTTGATTTTTTGCTAATACTTCTTGCTCAACGCATAAAGTATAGTATGTTTTTTTTCTATAAAGATTTTTACCTAAATCATCTTTACCAAAATATATGTCTGTTATATTACTCATATTATACCATACCTCCTTCTCTTAATTTTTGTACTTCATTTGATTTATCGGTTAATACCATATCAACCCAATCGTCCATAGCATATTCATCATCAATGCCTTCTAACGCTAAATTACCATCAAAATTTTTCATTTTGGTTACTGCGTCTAATTTGTTAATAGTGCCTGAATTTAAATCAGTTTCAACTTTATCTAAAAAGTCTGTTGCCTGGTCCCAGGCCATATTTTTCACTTTACCCATATTATATAACTCTCCATTCTTTTAATTGTTTTTCGGTGAAATCACCGTAATTTGATACTTTTTTTATAGTATCCTCTTTTTCTTTTTTTTCAGCGATAATTTGCTCTTCTTCTTCTTTTCTCAAAGCGTCATTATCTGCTTCAATTTCTTCTGTAGTCATTAAATGATAGTTCATAAATCTTGGTCTGATACCATTGACAGATTTGAATAAATCCCAATGTGTAGTTTCAGCCATATAATGCTTGAATTCGTTAACTGTATAAATTTTGTAATCTGCCCAATGTTTTGGGTCTTCTGTAATCATTGAAGACCATCTGTTTTTAGGGTCTTCATCAACCCATGCTTGGGTTTTAATGTTCATCTGTTTAAGATGTGCTTTTAATTCGGGGGATACTTCTTTCATATTAGTGTTTTTCATAGTGTTTTCTATCATTTATGTGTCCATTATACAGGTCCTGGCCAAGGAGTCAAGCAAAAAAGCGCTTTTATTTGCTTTTTTTTCAAAATAAAAAGCGAGTAAAATCAAGGGTTTCCGCTAATGCGACAAAAAAACTTCAAAAAAGTTGTAAAAAAGCGCTATTTCCAAGCGTTTTTTATCCATTCCTGCTCGGATTCGTGTGGATTTGGCTGACCATGGAACACAGTTACCAACGATTCGCCATTATGGTCATATTTCATATCTTGTCTGGAGTATCTATTTCCCTTTCTATCATACCACTTATATGATTGGGTCCATGAATCTGGAAACGAAGCACATCCAGGAGTAAGCATCAAAAAATCGGAAATGAGGTTTTGG